CGCAACAATCTTTGAAGCGGCTGTTAAATCAAAGACCCGTGAAGAAGTTACACGAATTGTAGAAGAGCAACAACTTGCAATTGCTGAAGAAGTAGATGAGTATAAACAGTCACTTGCAGAAAAAGTAGATCAATACCTCGATTATGTTGTTGAGGAATGGATGAAAGAAAATGAGTTAGCAATTGAGCGTGGACTCAAAGGTGAGATTGCTGAAGACTTTATTTCTGGTTTGAAACAGTTGTTTGAAGATCATTACATTGACGTTCCAGACGAAAGATATGACGTTCTGGAAGCACAGTCTGAAAAAATTGCTGAACTAGAAGAGCAGTTGAATTCAACTATGGAATCTAATATCCAAATGAATTCTACGAACTCTGAATTGGTTCGGGAACAGGTCATTGCAGAAGTTGCTTCTGATTTGACTGATACAGAAGTTGAGAAGTTTGCCTCTCTAGTAGAAGATGTTGACTTTGGGGATGAAGCTGGTTTCCGTGCCAAACTCGACACCCTAAAGGAAAACTATTTTCCAAAAAGTGAAAACCTAGAAGAGACTTTTATTCATAATGAAGATGACTACGGAAGCGCCGCACAGGACATTGATACGAGTGATACAATGAAGGCATACTTGTCTGCTATTGGTCGTGTCGAGACTCGTATTAACGGGCGCTAAGTTTAATATTATAATAAATAGATGTAATAAAAACAAAGGAGAAACAAATGTTTCAAGCAGAACATCTACAAGAAAAGTGGTCGCCAGTCCTAGAACATCCCGATCTTCCAAGGATCGAAGATGCCTATAAGCGGTCTGTTACCACTGTTATCCTCGAAAACCAAGAAAAAGCTCTAAGAGAAGATTCAGCATTCCTTTCGGAATCCGTTCCTACAGGTAATGTGTCCGGCGTATCAAATTGGGACCCAATTTTGATCTCACTAGTTCGCCGTGCAATGCCAAATCTTATCGCATATGATGTGTGTGGCGTTCAGCCAATGACAGGTCCAACAGGACTTATCTTTGCAATGCGTGCCCGTCATGCTTCGATGGATGGTGAAGAAGCATTGGTCGATGAGACAACCGGCGCAGCTGCTAACGGCTTCTCTGGTGACTTCTCGAACCAGAACGCTGCTGGTACAACTTCTGGTCCCGGTGACATTGGTGCAAGTGAAAGCAATCCTGCCGTTCTTAACGACAGTCCTTCTGCTGGAACTTACACATTCGCAACTGGTATGACAACTGCTCAAAGTGAAGCACTTGGCGATAGCGGAACAAACGCTTTTGCTGAGATGTCATTCAGTATTGATAAGTCAACTGTTACGGCAGTTTCTCGTGCATTGAAAGCTGAGTATTCAATGGAACTTGCTCAAGACCTCAAAGCAATCCACGGTTTGGATGCCGAGACAGAGCTTGCTAACATTCTTTCAACAGAAATTCTTGCAGAAATCAACCGTGAGGTTGTTCGTTCTATCTACAAGACTGCTGTAGCTGGCGCACAAATCAATACAACAACTGCTGGTATCTTCGATCTTGACACCGACTCAAATGGTCGTTGGTCAGTTGAGAAGTTTAAAGGTTTGATGTTTGCAATTGAACGAGATGCTAACGCTATCGGTCAACAAACTCGCCGCGGTAAAGGTAATATGTTACTAGTATCTGCTGATGTTGCTTCTGCACTTCAAATGGCTGGTGTACTTGATTACACTCCTGCATTAAACAACAACTTGAATGTTGATGATACTTCAACTACATTCGCTGGTGTTATGAATGGTCGTTACAAAGTGTATGTTGACCCATATTCTGCCAACGTATCTGCTTCTCAGTACTACGTTGTTGGATACAAAGGTACTTCACCTTACGATGCTGGTATGTTCTACTGCCCATACGTTCCACTACAAATGGTTCGTGCGGTTGGTGAAAATACTTTCCAACCAAAAATCGGCTTCAAAACTCGTTACGGAATGGCTGCAAATCCTTTCTCAACTGGTACTGTCGCTGCTGGTTCAAATGGTGCGATTGCTATATCATCTGCAACCAACAAGTACTACAGAAAAGTAAAAGTTTCAAACTTGATGTAAGACTTGTTTTTAAAGTACTTAAAGAGGAACCTTCGGGTTCCTTTTTTTTGTCTTTTTTTTCTTTATAAATATAAGTATGACAACAGACTCATCACCACTCAATAGACAACCAGACAAGTTAGACTACGCTAGTCCAACCCAGTTTCGGTTTATGATTAACCAACTTCCAAAGGTGCAGTTTTTCACTACGGCCGCAAACATTCCCGGCCTCAGTTTAAGCTCATTAGAGATGCAAACTCCATATAAGGAAATACCTATTGTTGGAGATAGACTCACTTATGAAAGTTTGACCGTTTCGTTTATCGTAGATGAATACCTAGAAAACTATACGGAACTACACAACTGGTTAGTTGGTATTGGATTTCCAGAAAATAGACAACAGTTTACAGACTTTCGTTCTAACAAGTCTAACACATCAGTCGCTGGTGCGGGTGGTAATAATGATATTGGTGTAGTAGGAAAAGCTACAGCAGATAAGTCAATGTACTCAGATGCAACCCTTACAATCCTTTCTAACAAAAACAATCCACTTTTGGAAGTGCGATTTTCTGATATGTTTCCTGTATCACTTAGTGGTCTGGATTACAATCAAAATGTAACAGATGTTGAGTATCTTACCGCCTCAATTGAATTTCGTTATAAAATATATGAGATAGTTCCTTTGTAATATGGAGTAAAAATGAACCTTGATGAATTAAAAATGCAAGTACAAAAAGACTTGCAAGTAGATAATGAACACTTAGATACTGAATCACTAAAAAACCAAGAAATCAAAGCAAAATACCTAGACCACAAATCTAGATACGAACTTCTTTTGTTTAAAGCAAAAGGAGATTACAAGCGTTTGTATCGGGAAAAGTGGGAATACTATGGTGGTAAAGCTGATGCAAAAATCTATGCAACTAAACCATTTGACCTTAAAGTTCTCAAAACAGACCTAGCAGTATACATCACATCTGATGAAGATATTATCAATGCAGAAAATAAGGTTGGATACTTAGAAACTGTAGTTGATTATATCAAAGGAGTTATCAAGTCCGTTGATAATCGTGGGTGGGATATTAAGAACGCAATTGAATGGAAGAAATTTGAAGCAGGACTAACATACTGATGATGAACTTTTATGATGGTTTTTTAGAAGAACATGTTGCACAATTAATTGATATGCAGTTAAGAGAAGTATCGTGGAAGTTTGATTATGACTCTGTAAAGAACGGTGTTAATAAACACTGGCATGTCTTTGCTGGACATTGCGAAGGTTCTCTGCGTGATGACATCTGGCCTATCTGGCAACAAATCAAACTAAAGTGGCCAGAACTAGAACTGGAACGCGCTTATCTCAATGCACACACACATGGAATAGAACCACACATTCATCGAGATGACGGAGCTTTAACATTTATATATTATCCTAGACTAGATTGGAAGAATGAGTGGGGTGGTGGAACGGTATTATATGATAATGCGATAAAAGATATTACCTCTCATGTGAATTATAAGGGTAACAGATTAATTAAGTTTCCTGCTTACCTACCACATCAAGCACAACCAGTAAGTAGAGAGTGTTATCAGCTTAGAACTTGTGTTGTATTTAAAACCGTAGTTAGGATTGATGAAAACAAGGGTCGTCCAAGGCGTCCTTCTTTTGGCGTTGAATCGTAATGGACATCACAGGTTACATAAAGTACTATACTAATATAGTTCCGGCAGACCTGTGCGAACGCATTGTTAATAAAAATTTTATATATGAACCATCATCATATTCAACACACGACAGTGGTAAGATTGTAAAAGAAAACAGAGTATCTAGTGAAGATGTTTGGATTCGTAAAGACCACCAGTTCTATCAAGCACTCCATACTTGTTACAACGAATCAATCAAACACTATAGAGAAGATTTTCCAGATTTTAATGTACAACATCTAACAGACTTTCGTATTAGTAAATATACTGTTGGTGGATTTATGTCAGAACACACTGACAACATTCATCACAGTCATGGCCAAAAATGGGGATACCCACAAGTTACTGTGTTGTTGTTTATGAACGATGATTATGAAGGGGGTGAAATTGTGATTGCTAACAAAAGATTTTGGACATCAAAAGGTTCAGCAATTGTGTTTCCGTCTAACTTTATGTTTCCCCACGAAGTTTTACAAGTTACTGAGGGTGAACGATACAGTGTCACTTGTTGGTTAATGTAATGAAAATATCAAAGATAAACGAAGTCTATCTTGAGTGTGATGTTGAGGAAGACTTGGCAAGAGAGCTGTGTAGTTACTTTACCTTTGAAGTGCCGGGCGCCAAGTTTATGCCCAGTTTTAAGAATAGGATTTGGGACGGAAAGATACGATTATTTTCTCCACGCAATGGTAGGATTTATGTTGGACTTTTACCTTATATAAAGGAGTATTGTAAGAAAAACTCAATTGAGTATACCCTTGAAGAAGGTGTAGAAGACGACAAGAATGTTAACATTGAAAATGTAAAAGAATTTGCTGAGTCATTGCGACCAACCTCTAGGGGTAAACCTATTCAGTTTCGTGATTACCAACTAGAAGCAATTCATCACGCAATCAAAACAAATCGTTGTCTTCTTTTATCTCCTACGGCTTCGGGGAAGTCACTGATAATTTACACGCTGGTTAGATATTATCATCTGATGGGATTAAAGATGCTTATTCTGGTTCCGACCACATCTCTTGTTGAACAATTATATTCTGACTTTATTGACTATGGATGGAAGGACGAACACATTCATCGTGTTTATGCTGGACGAGATAAGAATCATAAAACCAAACCTGTTATTATTTCAACTTGGCAATCAATCTACAAACTTCATTCTCCATACTTTGCCCAGTTTGGTTGTATCATTGGAGATGAGGCACATTTATTTAAAGCAAAATCTCTAACAGATATTATGGCTAAGAGTAGAGATGTAAAGTATAGATTTGGTTTAACAGGAACACTTGATGGAACAGAAACACACAGATTAGTTTTAGAGGGTTTGTTTGGTCAAGTTAAGAAAGTTACAACCACAAAAAAATTAATGGACAGTAAGACTCTAGCAGATTTAGAAATAAACTGTGTTGTACTAAAACACACAGAAGAAGAATCCAAAAGAGTTCGTAACTATACTTATGCAGAAGAAATAAATTATATTGTTTCTCACCCAAAACGAAATGCATTTATAGAGAAACTTTGCAAGTCAAGATCAGGAAATACTCTGTGTCTTTTTCAACTAGTTGGCAAACATGGAGCTTTGTTATATGGTGAAATTAATAAACTAGATAGAAAGGTTTTCTTT